AGAGAAGAGAGATAGATTAAAGATTTGCGAGCTAATAAGGGACAGTTAGTTGATCGTGGCATACCTAAGAACCCACGTAAGATTACTAAGGAAAAGTATAATTTATTGTTGCAGTCTTTGGATAAGAGCAATTTGACACAAATACGGCCTTTAGATGTGATAGCGCATGAGGGTAAGTTTATTGTGTTATCTGGGAATCAGAGGCTTAGAGCATTAAAAGAGTTAAAAGTAAAAATGGTTCCTTGTAATGTATTAAGGGATGATCTGGAGCCTGAGACTTATAGACAGATTGTGTTACAGGCTAACACTACGTATGGTGAGCATGACGATGATTTATTGGCGAATGAGTGGGATGCTGGTGAATTGCATGAGTGGGGTTATGAGCTGCCGGAATGGGAGCCTATTACTCCAGAGGATGTAGAGCAAGAAGAAGAAAAGGCATTGTATTTAAAGGTCGATGGTGAGCAGGTGTTGTTGTTGTCTATGGTTGATGAATTGACTGCCAAGGGCTTAAAGGTGAGTGTTAAGTCATGAATGATATAAAGTTTAGGGATTAATGCGGTTTTCTGATGATTGCTATAATTGCAGGGATTGCGTAATAATTGATACTCAATCTTACAAAAGAAAACTATCTAAGTTAGTTTGTTCCCCTATTCGTTTTATACAAAGACTTTTAGTGCGTGATCTTGAGGATAGGGAATTTAAACTAAGCTGTCAGATTCAAAAACTAGATAAGTTTAAAAATATTAATGTTGATGCAATTAATAGTAATACTTTTAATAATCTTGAAAGATGCTTTATAAAAATGCAAAACAGAATAAATAAATTGGTGGTTCCTGATGACTTTACTGAAGAATTTCAATTTATATTTGATTTAACGCACGATTTAAATGAATTTAAGAAACACTACAATAAAATTAAACAACTACCAGAAAAAGCGGGTGATAACTAATGCCATACGATAAAGAAGAAAATAAAAAAAAAGTGTATAAAATTTGTATTGATACATTAGAGAAAGAAGATGTGACAACAATTGAAGATTTAGTTACATTTTTGCCTATAGGTAGAGATACGTTTTACACGTATTTTCCTACAGATTCAGAGGAATTCGACATAATTAAAAGAGCAATCAATAAGCGAAAGGTAAAAACAAAACAATTACTGCGTAAAGTTTGGAAATCACCACATGCTGCCCCAGCAGAAAGAATATTCTATTATAAGTTATTAGCGAATAAAGAAGAAAAGGAGGCAATATACGATACAAGTATTAGGTCCGCTGTGGAGGCACCAAAACATGAGATAACGTTGAATTTAATTAAGGATGAGGAAGAACAAGACGAGGAGTAAAAAAAATGGCAAAAGTAATGCAAAAACATAGAACAATAATACAAGAGTTAAGAGCAAGGGTGATAAAGGATAAGGCCGAATTAAATGGTGCATTAACCACAGAACACAAAGACAGCTTTAATAATGCTATAGGGATTTTAGACGACATAGACAAAGAGTTTGCTATTTCTATGGCACAAGACGAAAAGAAAAACGCACAAGACAAATTGGATGAATTAAATGCTTGATATTATTTTAACTGACTTATGGGACAGTCTCGATCTATTAATTACATGTGCAATCATAACGGCCACGATTATAGCTAATACTTTTGTGGCTTTTAGGGTTATGTACATGGTTAAGAACTACCGTGACCCAATACAAGCATTTGAGAAAGAAACTAGCGAATTAGAAGCTGTTTTAAAAAATCAAAAGGATTATGACAACATCAACGCAGTTTAAGTGGAAAATCGGGGCTAAATATGAGTTTAATGATGTCCCAGGGACTTATACTCTACTAGGCATGGATGGAAGCACGAATTATAAATACACTTATGCCGTTTTCGTCTCTCAACAGCAAAACAAGCGGCGACGCATTAAGGCGCAACTCGCCAAAGAATTGTTAAAATATGAAAGCAACGCTTAATTACAATCAGTCACTAATTTTTAATGCCATATTTAATCCTGATATGACAATGAAGTATGACTGCCCTAGAGAGATAGCTTTCTGGGGCGGTTATGGGTCTGGAAAGAGTTGGGTAAGTATATTATTGGCTTATTATTTATGTCATTACCATAAAGGCGTACAGTTACTTATGACACGTTACAGTTATAGGCAATTAAAAGACACGTGCATTGTTCAGTTTCTCGAGGCGTTTCCCCCAGAAAAGTACGGTTATACGCATATGAAAGCCGATCATGAGTTTCATTTTGGCAACGGAAGTAAAATTATTTTTAGATCGTTTGATGATCCAAGAAAGATATTATCTAGTAGCTACGACGCTGTTATTATGTGTCAGGCTGAAGAACTCAAAGAAGAACATTTTTTAGGTGCTTTAGGCCGTATGAGGGGTACAGCGTTACCTGTTAAGTTAATATTTACAGAGGGCAACCCACGCTATGGATGGTGTAAGAAGCGTTACCATGACAATGACCCACCTGAAGATTGTTTATACATTCGATCGACTACATACAGCAATAGAAAAAACTTACCTAAAGACTACATTAAAAATATGGAGGAGAATTTTCCACCAAGCTACATCCAACAGTTTCTTGAGGGTAATTGGGACAGCACTCAGAATGCGGTATATGACCAATTAATGAGTCATCATATTATACCAAGACAGCAAATACATAATTACTGGTATAAGTGCATTGGGCTGGATCATGGTACGCGTGTTGATACTAGCATTGTGTTTATGGCTAAGGATGAATCAGGGCGTATATACATCTATGATGAATGGCACAAACCACAACCAACAATAAATGAAATTGTCCAAGCGTGTAATCGATACGGCCCACAACCAATCATTGCCGATTACAGCATGAAGGTACAAGATAGAGACTATGGTTCTTGGTGGCGAGACTTGCAATCACATGGCTTAAATCTCATTGAAGCGGTTAAAGAAAAGTCTGGGAATATCTTATTGGTCAATCAATTACTATTTCAAAACAAGTTATTCTTTTTTAATAATATTCCATACGTTATAGATCAACATAAGAATTACATGTATGTGGACAAATTACACGCCAATGATGATCAGTTCAAAGTTGTTAAAAAGAACGATCACTCATGCGATGCTGTTCAATATGCGGTTAGGCATCTGAAAAATGTTGAAGTCAAAAATCCAAGTGCTAAATGGGCAATGATTAATGGTGGGCCTACACTAGATGACTATGTGAAAGGGAGAGCTTAAAAATGCCAAAAAAACAAGAGGTTAAACATATATTAAAATCAGAAAATTTAGCATTTGATGATATTTCTAAAATTGAATTTGAATATAAATGCACAACCGCAGCATTCGATGACGAATTTGGCATAGTAATGCTAACTATTACTGGCAGCATTGCTGTAACTAAAGAACATTTCTATTTATTAATTAATGACGAATTAACACGTGAAGAAGAAGCAGATTTTAGAAGAAGAGAGGAGTATCAAATTCAACAACTTATCCCAAAAGTGTTGTTAAATATTTATGAGGAATGGCTTAACACTAATAGACAGATAAAAATAAATCGTGTTATATGCATTGATACCAACGACACAAGTGAGCCTACAATTAGAATTCAAAAAGGGGAAATGGATTATACTGTAACCGATACAGATATAAAAAATAAAAAATGCAGAGATATGCTTTTAGCTATTAAATCAATTAAAAAGGATTATCCAAATAACCGAATTATAAATATTAGTGATGAAAGGATTGACTATTTACTTCTGCATGTAAGTGACATGAGGTGGCATGTATTTGAAAAGCTCTATTTCGATGAAGACCAAATTGAGAGATATTTATATGAATTGACTACCGCATTAGACGAAAAAAAAAGAATAGATTTAATAAAAACATATACGCCTTTTCGAGTGTATTATGTAACAAAATATTTAGCCAAATTACAAAAATCCGTGAAAGGGCAAGTTTAGAAATGAGTTATACACAAGATGAAATTTTATATGAGATAGCAAAGGCCAACTATACAGATGATAATGGTGATTATTTAAGATGCTTAGATGCTTCTGACCATAAAAATTGTAAAGAGTTTATGTTAAAAGTAGTAAAAAAAGAACTGGAAGATGATTGGCATCTTAATTCACTTTATTATGCCTCTCAAGAATTAAAAAATGATGTTGATTTTTTGTTGCAAGTAGCAAAATTAATTAAATCAGTTAGATGTCATACAACTAAAGGTTATGAATTATTAGAATATACTAAGCCTAGTCAAGATACTATTAATAAAATTACAAATTGTAAAAAAACATTAATACAATTTTTAGAGTTAGATGTTTGGCCATTATTAGATAAAGCACCTAAAGAATTTTTAGACGATAAAGATGTAGTCAAACTAGCTGAAAAAGAAAAAAAAGGAGAGCTTAGAAATGCATAAAAACAAAAAAAAGAAACCAAAAAGATATTAATAAAAAAAGGAGTATAAAAAATGGAAAATAATATTGAACAAGCAATAGCGGTGATCGAGGCAAGAATGGCAAAAGCCTTAAAATCAGTCAACGATTCTATAGATGGGCGAATTGCAATGGCAGTTAAAACACAAATAGCCAATTCTATTGAATTTAACGTTAATAATCATTTGAAGGCAATTCAAAAAATCACTATAGATAAGCCGTTAAGTATTGAGCAATTAACTCGTTTATATAATGACGTATACCAGAGCCTACAAGATCTAAAAATAAACGCTAATGGCTATGGACTATACGACCAAATGCAACAGTTAAATAACACAGTACAAAACAGTCAATCACAAGTGCAGGAACTTTCAAATAACGTTAAGAAGCTGATCGATGATAAATACATAAAATCAGATATAAATAAAAAAGAGTTATGGGACTTGTACAGTTTAACAAAATCAACACAAGATGAATTAGCACAGCATTTTAAAGTTAGTATCCCTACGGTGTATAAGTGGTTAAATTGCCAAACCAAAGACATCAAAGCACAAAACGAGCTAAAGCTATATCTTGAAAGAAAGCTAGAAAAGCAAAAGGGAACTGTTAATGCCTAATTACGATTTTAAGTGCAAGTCTTGCACACACGTATTTGAAAAGTTCTTTAGCGTGCATGATGAACACAGGGCAAATTGTGAGAAGTGTTTAAGCACTCATACATTTCGCTATATGGGCAATAATAGCGTGGCTGTTCATGGCTTTACTACGTTTGCTGATCCACGTGGAGGAGATGGCAGGTTAACGCTAAAAGAAATAAACGCGATCGAGAAGCGTGACAATTTAGTTTATGGCAATCACGACGACATACGAAAAGAAGCAAAGAAAAATAAGGAATATAACGAAAAGAAGCATAAAAAAAAGTTAGAGGGTATAATAGATAAAGGGGTTACGCAAATACATAAAAAGTATAATTCTTAGGAGATAATATGCCACTTGAGTACAATAAATCTAAAAAATCATTTAAAAAAAATATAAAAACAGAAATAAAAGCAGGCAAGCCAATGAAGCAAGCCGTCGCAATTGCATATAGTATAAAAAAGAAAAAAAAGAAAAAGTAGAATGTTGTATAGTCAATTTTGTGAATCAAACGATATTTGTGATCTAACAGATATAGAATTTATGTTTTACTGTATCCACGAAGGCACACCAACATTAATTCTAGGAGATCACCAAGACTTGTTTTACGAAGACGACTGCGAGTTGGTAGAAAGCTTAACCAATCTATCTGATATGCCAAATACGGTTTGGATTAATGTGAATTAAAGGGAAATATGAAAAAACAAGAATATATTTACAAGGGTGTTGTTAAAAAAGTTCTAGATGGTGATACGTACGACATACTATTTGATTTAGGCTTTCACAATTATTTTCAAACGAGGGTGCGGCTCTATGGAGTAGATGCATATGAAAAATCACTACGTAACGGCACAACACCAGAGCAAAAAGAGCTAGGCCTACAGGCTAAAAATTTGTGCGAAGAACTAATGCTTAATAAGAAAGTAGTCGTAAAAACAATACAAGATAAAAAAGGCAAGTACGGTCGGTATTTGGTTGCAGTGTACGTCGATGGGGTTTCGATTGCAGACATACTTGAAAAAAAAGGATATTTAAAACATGTTTAATATTATAGGGAACTTACTTGGTGGCGTTGTTAATACTGTAGGAGATGTCGTTAAAAAAGATCAAGCCATAAAAGAGATAAGGCAAAAAGGAAAGCTAAGTTTAGAGCAAGCAAAAATAGATTTAAATGTAGCAAAATTAAAAGCAAAAATAACGCAACAAGAAACACAAGCGGCCAATGATATGACCTACGATATGCAAGTCTTAAAAAATAGGCGTGAATCATTAATCGACGAGTTTATTATTTTAGGGTTTTTTGTGATTATGATCTTAACGTTTATTCCTGCAACACAGGCAACAATGGCAGAGGGTTGGCGCGCATTAAATAACACGGCGTGGTGGTTTGAATTTGGAATTGTTGGCATACTTGTTTCAACACTTGGCTTAAAAGATGTACTACGCATTTTTATTGGCGGATCAATAGATAAGCTTAAAAAAAAACGATAAATGACCAAATCGGAACTAATTTAAAAATAGTCACGACTAAAACAGAATCTAATATAAACAGGTCGAATTCGACCGCTTTAAAATATGACCTATTGTTTAATGTCAAAGACACATTTGTAAATGCAAAACTAGGGTTTCTATGCATAGACAATAAGCAATATGCGTGTGTTAGCGGTA